ACTCCCATGACCGTCGAAGCCGGCGGCGTCCAGGAGATTGTGAACCTGGCCTGATCGACAGGAGTGGAGACACGGCAATGATCGAGAACGAGAAGACTGGTCTGGTCGGCGGCTCGCTGGACCGGACTCGGATCAAGGAACTGCACGATCAGACCGACGACGCCGAACTCAAGGCGTATTACCGCGGCCTGCTCGGCGAGTCCGAGGAAGGCAAGTCCATCGACGAAGACGCAACGGCGTCCGAGCCGGAGCCCGAGGACTTGTCCAAGCTGACCAAGGCCGAGCTGGTGGACAGAGCCGGCGCGGCCGGTGTCGACACCGAAGGCAAGACCAAGGCCGATCTGGTCGAAGCACTGAACAACCCGGAGGTCAGCGGTGGCAACGACAACGTTCCGTGAGGACTACCTTGGCCGTGATCTAGTGACTCCGGCGAGCAATTCGCTCGATGCGCTTGGTCGGGCCACTACTTCGACGGTCGATTTCATCGGCCGGCCGCTGCGGCGGGTGCTTCGAGCCAACACGACCGCGGTCACGCTGGGGCAGGAGATCCAGTTCACCGGCGGCGAGAAGTTCGTCGTCACGGTGGCTGGAACGACTGCCGCCGCGCCGCCATCGGCCCCGGCGGTGGGCGCCACGGTGGTCGATGGAACGGCCACCCTGCTTCGGCAGAAGTGACGGAAGAGGCGACCGGTGGCCATCGGCGACCCTTATGTGACGGGCGAAGACCTGGCGGCGCGGCTGAACAAGCCGAACGACGGGTTCTTCGACGACATCGTCAGCGCTGCGTCACGGGCCGTCGAGTTGTTCACCGGTCGCCAGTTCAACCGCACCGAGACGGCATCGGCGCGGCGTTTCCGCGCTGTCGACTGGTACCGCCTTCCGGTGGACGACTTCTGGACCACCACCGGCTTGGTGATCAGCGTCGACGGCACGGCATGGCTGGTGACCGACGTCGACCCGCGGCCGTGGGACGGGATCTACAACGGGCAGCCCGGCTGGCCGTTCTTCGACCTGTTCACCGTGGACCGAGTCTGGCCGTACACGACCCGCGGCCGGCGGGCGCTGGTCACCGTCACCGCCAAGTGGGGCTGGGAAGCGGTCCCAGAGCCCATCAAGCAGGCGACGCTAGACGTGGCGCAGGACATTCAGGCGGGGATCTCGGTGGATGTCACCACTGAACAGGTCGGCGGCGTGGCAGTCACAGCACGGTCGCTGCGGACCGAGTCGATGGACCTGACGGGGTTGGTCTCAGGTAATCCGGCGGCGTTCCTGCGGGCGATCCCTTACGTTCGGGACTCCCCGATGGGGATCGCCTGATGTTCCTGCCGTTCCAGCTCCACGACACGTGCACGCGGTTGCGCGCCACTGTCGCGGTCGGTGCGTACGGTGCCGAGGTGCCGGACTGGACAGCACCGGCCACGGTCGAGTTGGCGTGCGAGTTCCAGCCGTTGACAGTCCAGGAAGACCTGGTGCAGCAGCAGCGCACCGAGTCGCAGTGGAAGGTGTTCCTGTACGCCGACGCCGACGTGGTGGCGACCGACCGTATCCGGTTCCGAGGCGTCGACTATGAGATCGACGGCCAGCCCAAGCGTTGGCGGTTGCGCGGCGGCGAGCATCATCTGGAGCTGGTGGTCCAACTCGTCACCGGCGGCTAGACCGCCTGACGTTCCAGCAACCGCTCGAGCAGTTCGTTGGTGCGCACCTGCTGCACGAACAGCGCGGCCAGGTAGACCGAATCGTCTGCCTTGCCGAACTTGCCCGCCAGCTTCAACCCGGCCTGTTCGACCAGGCTGTCGCGGACCTTGTCGTTGTCGATCGCGCGTGTTCCGAAGCCCATGACGACCCCCTTCATCAGCTACATCTCACCACGTAGTACACGCGCTGGCTAGGGCAGGAGGTCACATGCCCGTCAGTCTGCTTCCCGACGCGCTGGCGTTGACCCGTGAGGCGCTGCTTGCCCAGGCGTCGCTGATCGCCCTAGTCGGCACCCGCATCTACGACCGCATTCCCGGCTCGCCGACGTGGCCGCTGCTGGTACTCACCGTGATCGACGAGGTCGAGCTCGAGTGGCACACCGGCCAGCCGCGGGTGCAGGTCGACGTGTGGGGCGCCGGGAGCACCGCCACCGACGCGGCGAACGCGCTAACCATCGCCCGCACCGTCCGGTCGGTGACCCGTGACCTGCGCGGCTCGTGGACCGCCGGCGACATCTCCAACGCCGCGCCGTCGACCATCATCCCCGCGCCCGATCAGACCACCGGCCGCGCCCGGTATGTGATCGATCTTCTACTGGAAACCAACCCGTGAGGAACACACAATGGCTGACAAGCCCGTGAACCCAGAAGCCCCAGCCGGTACCGCGGACGACGCTGAGCGCGACGCTCTCGCCGAGTGGGGCGTGTACGTAGCCCTCGAGCCGATCGACATCGACGGCGTGCGTGCGTTCAACCGCGGCGAAGCCGTCCCCGTCTCCCACGTCGAACGCGGCGTGGTCAGCCCGGACCAGGTGGCCAAACGCACCACCAAGGCCGGCCAAGAAGCCACCCAGTAGAAAGGGCTGACATCCGATGCCTACCATCGCCACGCCGACGGTCCTCAAGGACCCGGGCTACCTGTTCCGCGCCCCTATCGGCACTGCACTGCCCACGAACACGGTGGCCGGTTCTGTGTTCACCGACTCGTGGGCGGCGGCATGGGTGCCGATTGGCGCCACTGAGGAAGGTTCGACGTTCTCTTACGAGATGACGTCCGAGCCGATCCGGGTCGCTGAACTGTTCGATCCGATCGCCTACGCGGTCACCGAGGCGACCGGCTCGTTCGCGTTCTCCATGGCCGACTACACGCTGGAGAAGCTCAAGTACGCGATGAACGGTGGCACGATGACGCTGGTCTCCGGCACTGGCGCAACCGCGCTGACATCCCTGGAGCCGCCGGACCCGTCGGGCGTGACCCGGTGCATGATCGGCTGGGAGTCGCTGGACGCCACCACGCGGATCATCGCCCGGCAGTGCCTGAACGCCTCGGCGATCGAGTCGGCGTTCCGCCGCGCCCCCGACAAGGCGCTGATCCCGGTGCAGTTCAGCCTTGAGCGCCCCGCTGCTGCGAAGTCGTTCATCGTCTACTCCGCGGGTGTTGCTCGTTCCGGGACGGTCGTGTGACATGAGCGGTGAGACCGTCGAGTTTCACGGCGAGAAGTACCGCATCGCCGACCAGATCGGGCTGATGCCGCTGATGCGGTTCGCCAAGGTGGCCCAGGATGGCGTGGATTCCTCGGACATGGACGGCCTGGTCGCCATGTACGACCTGATGGAGCAGTGCCTGGTCGATGAGGACTGGGCCAAGTTCGCCGCCGCCGCCACCAAGCACCGCGCCGACGGCGAGGAACTGATGGGCGTGGTGCGCCAGGCGATCGAAGCGATGGCCGAGCGCCCTACTCAGCGGTCCTCCGACTCATCGGATGGGCCGCCGTCTACCAGTGGGAGCTCGACGGGCGACTCGTCCTCGCCGGTTGTGCGCCGACTCGAGAGGCAAGGCCGGCCGGATCTGGCGCTGTTGGTGCGCCGCACCGAGGCGGACCGGGCGGCCCGCGCCAGTTGAGTTTCGGCGACGTCTGCGACGTCGTCTATGCGCTGCTGGCCGAGCGTGTCGAGGCGCGTGCGCTGGCGCAGCATCAGGCGTCGGTGGCGATCGCGATCGCGTCGAACGGCAAGAGCGAGGTGGTCGACCCGGACCGTCAGCGGCAGTTGTTCGACGAATGGCTGCTCGAGGAGATCAAGCCGGTCGAGCCGGAGGACCGGGACCGTCAGGAGTTGTTGCGTGCGCTCGGCCTGAAGTGAGGTGACTAGTGGCGGATATCCGGATCAAGATGTCTTCGCCGGCTGTGCAGTCCGCCATCCTGGCCACGCTGTCCCGTGACAAGGCCGTCACCGGGGAGGTCGCCCGATCGGCACGGCTGGTCCGCGATGAGGGCAGGCGGCGTGCTCCGTATTTGACGGGGACGCTGCGGCGCAGCATCAAGTCCCAGCGGTACTACAACCCCCGAACCCGTCAGGTCGAGTACCGGGTGGGCTGGGATCGGGCGATCGCGTTCTACGGCTGGATGGTGGAGGCCGGTACCGAGCACTCGGCGGCGCAGCCGCACCTGCGCCCGGCCGCCGACCAGTTCGGCGCCAAGCCCCCGCGGGACGGTCTGTGATGGCGTCGCTGGCCGATGTGTTCGTCGCGGTCAAGCCGGACCTCAAGCAGTTCGGCCCGCAGGTCAAGCGGGAGATCCCGAAGCACTTCGATGGTCGCCGTATCGGTGCCGGCATGTCCAAGTCGTTGGGTAGCGGCTTCCGGGTCGGTATCGGTGGTGCTGCCCGCACGATGTTCGCGCCGATCGTTGCCGCGGCGGCAGCGGTCGGCGGCCTTTCGCTGTTCAAAGGTTGGGTCGCCGACGCCCGCGAGCAGCAGAAACTCAACAAGCTGACCGCCGCCGCGATCAAGGCCACCGGCGGGGCGGCCGACGTCACCGCCAAGCAGGTCGAGGACCTGGCGACCGCCATGGAGCTGAAGATCGGCAAGGACGGGCAGGCGATCCAGGCCGGCGCGAACATGCTGCTCACCTTCAAGAACGTCCGCAATGAGGCCGGCAAGGGCAACGACATCTTTAACCAGTCCACCCAGATCCTGACCGACATGTCCGCCGCCATGAATGGCGGCAACGTCACCCAGGAGAACATGCGGAAGCAGGCCATCCAGTTGGGGAAGGCGCTCAACGACCCGATCAGGGGGATGAGCGCACTGCGCCGGGTCGGGGTCACCTTCACCGAGGCGCAGGAGAAGCAGATCAAGACGCTGGTTGAGTCCGGCGACGTGATGGGCGCCCAGAAGATCATCCTGAAGGAACTTGCGTCCGAGTTCGGCGGCGCGGCCAAGGCCAGCTCCGACCCAATGGAGCGACTCGGGCATATCGTCGGCGCCCTGGGCGAGCGGGTGGCCACTCATCTGCTGCCGATGATCGAGCAGGCCGCAGACTGGCTGGGCGAAAATCTGCCGGTCGCGCTGGAGACTGCCGAGCGGGTGGGCGGGGAACTCTGGGAATCGTTCAAGACCAACGCCTTGCCGACGCTGAAGGACGTCTTCGGCTTCGTCAAGGACGATGTTGTGCCCCGGCTGGTCGATCTCGCAGGATGGATCAAGCAGAACAAGGATGTCGTCCTGCCGTTTGTGGCTGCCCTCGGGACCGGCATCATCGTTTTCAAGACGATAGTGGCCTTGACTAAAGCATGGGCTGCCGCGCAGCTATTATGGAGTGCTGCCTTCGCCGCGAGTGGAATCCCATTAATAATCGCCGCCATCGCTGCATTAGCCGCCGGGCTGATCTACGCCTATCACCACTCCGAAGAATTTCGCAAGATTGTCGACGGTGCGTTCGACTTCATAGCCGAGTCTGCCGACTCGATGTGGAACGACTTCCTCAAGCCAGCATTCAACGCCATCGTGGCCGCCATCGAATGGATCGGCGACACAGCCGAGACGTTGAAACTTGTCTGGGAGTTGTCCTGGAGGGAAATGAAGAACACCGTCATCGACGGCGTCAAGTTCATCGTCGACGGGTTCCTCAGATTCGTTCAGACGATCCTTAACGGTGCTGACAAGGCGTTTGGCTGGATCCCCGGCATCGATGACGATCTCGACAGGGCCGTGAAGGACTTCGCCGATTTCCGCCGCGGAGTGAACAACGAACTGGATCTCATCAGAGACGAAGACATCAAGGTCAACGTCAAGACCTACGGCAATCTTGAGTTCGGTGGGGCTGGCGGGTTTGGTGGCGCTGCCATCGCCGCCCGCGGCGGCGCTGGCCCCCTGCCCGGTGTCACGTCGCACGCCAGCCAGGCCATGGGCGGCGCCCTGGACATCAAGACTCTGGGCCTGGACGCGAACAGGATCTCCAGTCTGGCCACCGACTTCGTCGGCCAGACCAAGGCCGCGGTGCAGAAGCAGATCACCAAGGCGTTCGAGGCCGGCACGATCGGCCCGGCCGGGTTCCCGCTGCCACGTGGCCGGTACCGGGTGGGCCGCGGCACCGTCGGCCACGGATACCCGGCGGTCGACTTCCCGGCCGCGATAGGTACGCCGATCTACGCGGTGCGTTCGGGTGTGGTCACCGCGGCCCGGCGGCTGGCCACCTCGTACGGCATTCACGCGATCCTCGGCCACCCCGGCGGCTGGGGCAGCCTGTACGCGCACATGTCGCGCATGTTCGTGCGTTCCGGCCAGTTCGTCCGGGCAGGCCAGCAGCTTGGACGGGTCGGCTCGACGGGCAACTCGACGGGTCCGCATCTGCATTTCGAGGCGAGGCGCAACGGGCGGCGGGTCAACCCGCGGTCGCTGATCTCGTACGCCAATGGCGGCTTCATCAACGAGCACATTGTCGGCCTCGGTATGCGTTCAGGTCGGCCGTACCAGTTCGGCGAGCGTGGGACTGAGACGGTGCGACCGGCGGACATGCCGATGCGCATACATCCCGCCGACATCTTGGCCATCGGCCAAGAGATGGGTCGCGTGGTCCTGTCCGGTATCGGCGCCGCGCAGTGGAGTTCGGGGCGGACGGCCGGTCTGTATTCGAGGGGTGGATAGATGACGGGCGTTGTCCAGTTCGTCGAATCCATCGCCTCTTCGCCGATGGTGCGGCTGGACTTGAATAATCTCAGCGGGCCGTTCCTGGTCGCCGAGAGTGGTATCGACCTGTCGACGCCGCCGTTCCGCGAGGCGATCGCATCGACGCTGCTGCAGGACGGCGACCATATCGCCGCAGGAGCGTTCGGCAACCGGACGGTGAAGTTGCCATTGAAGCTGGTTTACGCTGCGTCGACCGACGCTGCGGCTACGGCGATCCAAAACCTGGCCCGCGAATTAAACCGGCCGCGGAACATCCTCAAAGTGCAGTTGGATGGTGCCACGTCGCCGGTGTTCTTCCGCACATTCCGGGCGCCGAGTTTCGTCCTGTCGATGCTGCGGCTACTGCTCACTGCGAACACCGAGATCATCCTGGAGATCGCCGCCGAGCACGCGGCCTATGGTCTGAAGGAGACCTTGTCGGCGGTCACGGTCAACAATGATCCGGCGAACGCGACTAACGGCTGCTGGTTCGACATCACCAGCCCGAAGGGCGACGTTGATACGCCGCTGTTCTTGGTCGCGCCGTCTGGGCTGATCGTCACCGGCCGACGCAAGAGTGTTATCGGTGTGCGTCAGCGGGGCACGCCGTCGGCTACACCGTTCGTGTTGCAGGCTGAAAGCCTCACGATGGGTACGGATACGTCGCTACCGGGTAGCGACGTTCTGATGTCCGGTTCGGGCAGCAACTACGCGCGCACCACGTTCAGCACTGCAATCGCCATGACTACTCGCCTGTCTTCAGGCGGGGGACAGGAGCACCCCACCTCCGCGTCAGTGGACGCCAGGGGCCGGTACCGGGTCTTCTCGCGCCACCGCAAGTCCGTCGCCGGCGATGTCATCAAGGTTCGGCTGA